AGAAGCGCACAAACAGGTTATGGGGGTTGCCCAGGCCGTTGGCCTGCAGCTGGGCGGCTTGCTCGCGCTTCACCTCAGCCTTTAGTTTACCCTCAAGCATCAACAAATCAGCCATTTCATATTTCTTTAAATTTCTGGTGCCAATCCGATATTCCTGCACCACGCCGCCGGATACGATCGTTCTAATCGCAGCCTGCACAGCCTCCAAATCCTTTTGCGCTTGCGTCCTACCGTCAAATGCGCCTGGTGTGCTGGTGTAATTAAGCGCTGGCAGCACCTCAAGCTGGCCAGCGCCAAGCGTAATCTTTTCGCTGTTATACGTTGCAATTGCCTGCCAAAACCATTGCCCTGCATCAAAACCAGCGCTGGTCGCGGCTGAAATCGTCATCTCCCAGCCAATGCCATAAGCGCTGCCAACCACCGTTGCGCCTTCGCTTGCTGTATTGGTGCGGAGGTAATAAGTCAGCGTCCACGTTGCGCTGGTAATTGCATTGCCGAATACATCAACACCCGAATCATCGCGCCATTTGACCGTATTGTCCGCTCGGATTTGGCTTGGAATGTTCACGGCATTACCAATTGTTGACGAATGCAGGGCCAGCAGCGGCGGCCTTCTTTGATCTTAGCGGAGCTGTTGGTTGTTCCAAGCGGCGTTCCAGCTGATCCCATATTGTGCGCCGATCATAGCGCTGATACATCAAATTCAATGCCGCATACGCATAGACCAAGCAATCAAGCGCTTCATTCCGTGCCGATGGTTTTTTGACCCACTCACGAACCGGAAAACCCTTCACGAAACGTAATGCCTGCTTTTCAGCGGTCAGTTGCTCGAAATATTCACCCGTTGTATCCATGTGGAAATGCAAAAAACCAGGCCCCAACTCGTTGTGTTTAAGCCGGCCAAACAACGTTGTCTTAATCGTGTCGCCACCCACCGGGTAAACCGTTGCACCACGTTTTAGCGATTTACCTGCGCTATTAAGGTCCACCTTGCTAGCTTTTCCGATCGGTGGCTTGCCCCGCTGGCTTGAGCCCTTGATGGCCACCACGCCCTGGCGGCCACGTTCACGCGCATATTGATAGACCTCAGCAGTGGCATGGCCGCCGCTATCGATCGCAACCACATCAGGCCGCAGTTTCCCGCCAGCAGCATGAGGCCATTCGCGCAGCACCACTTCATCTAATTGCTTCCATACTTCTGGCCGGCATGGATCGCCATAAATTTCCTGGTGCGCCACCAGCCAGCCTTCCTCATCACGGCCCCATGCCCAGACACTAAACGCCAACCGATCGCCAGCACTGCCGCCGCCGCCTTGAACGTCAACACCAACCGTTAATGCCAAAGCTTCCTCGGGTAATACCGCTGGCTCATAGTGCTCGCAGCGCTCAAGCAATCCAGCAGCATCAACCTTGCTGGCATAATCTTCCTCCCACGTTTCCGCAAGCCTTGTGTTTACATAACTTTTAAGCATTGGCGCATCACCTTTAGCGCGTAAAAATTCATCAACCATATCCGACCAACTAAGCCAACCAAGTGGTGAATACAAACCCGACAATTGAAACCCAGCAGTCTTGCCATCGCTTGGTGCGGTAGCCCGCCACTCACCTTTGCGTAGCATCACCGGCTTATTGATTTCGGAAAATTGCTCACGGCAACTTTCGCATTGATATTTAGCTGTACTTGCATCATTATTCTGCCATTTTAATTGCGACCATTTCAACCATTGCATAACTCCACAGGCGGGACATGGCACATAAAAACGTCTTTGATCGCTGCGGTTATATTCGGACTCAATCCTGCTAAAATCTTTTACCGTTGGTGTGCTAGTAAGTAAAATCTTGCGCCTTGCAAATGTTGTAGCGCGTTTTTCGGCCAAGCTGACCGGATCGCCTTCGCCATCCACATCAAGCGGAAACGCGTCCACCTCGTCACAGAAAATATATCGGCATGGCGTAGACCTCAAGCCGGTAGCGCTATTGGCACCAGTTAGCAGCATCATGCCACCTGGAAATTCCTTTGAAAACATTGTGTTTCCACTATCTCTACTGCGGCTTGGCGCTATTTTTTCAGATAACACTGGCGTCTCAGTAATCATGCTTTCAAGCCGTTGCTTGCTAAGCCTTTTGGCCATCTCAACCGTAGGTTGCACACATAGCATCGGCCCAGGGGCGTGGGCAATTACATAGCCAAGCCAATTGCTGCCGGCCTCGGTTTTACCGGTTTGAGCCGCAAACATTAACACCACTCTTTGAATAGGGCTGCTGCTGCTAAGCGCATCCATCGGCTCTTGTAAATATGGCGTTCGATTGGTGCGCCATGGCCCAGGTTCGGCGCTGGCTTTGCTGCTAAGCATTCGATATTGGTCGGCCCATTGGCTGACCGTTAGGTCGGCTTCAGGTCGCAAACCATCAAGAAAAGCCAAACGATAAGCATCAGACATTGGATAGCTCCACCAATGCGGCGCGATGCTCATCGCTCAACATCTTATGGATCACCACAGGATCAGTCTCGCCTGCAAGTTGATGGCTAAGCCTATCGGCTAAATTAGCCAATGCTTCACGCACACTACGCCCAAGGTTAAAGGCATCACGCTTTACGTCTTCAGCTGATACCAACTCCTTGCGCTGTGATGCAACCTGTAACTTAGCTAGTTCCGCTTGATAATGCTCCCTACGCTCACGGCTGATATTTAGATCTGGGATTGCATCGTCGGGCAGTTGATTGATTGCTTCTTTTAAATCCTTGGGCTCGATCGGGTCAGCTTCATATACTTTTGCGTTATGAGTCCTTAGCGTATTGCGATCCCATAATTCAAGTGCTAAATCCCGATCTACAAAACGCTTGCCATCCTTTTCCACGACCGCGTTAGCAATGCGAGATTTAGTTGCGGCAGTAACCGCAGCCTTTGAGCATCCCTTAATTGCAGCTAATTCTGAAAAAGTGATCAACATAGGCTAAAGTTTTGCCTAATTAACACTAACAAGCATCTTAACAGGTGGGGAGACTATGCCCACGAGTCTCATGTTGAGACACGTTTAAGACCTTTAGCATCTGACGCTAGATAAATAACGCGCGTTTGGATGACCCGCGATGGATTTGCCAGGAGGGACCCGTTATCGAGCCGATGCAAGGGCCTTCTCTAGGTGGCTGCGTAGGTATTGACCAAAGCGGCGATCGACCACCTTGCTGCCAATCTCCAGCATGGGGAACATGGGCCGATAGGCCGCTTGGTCTACAGCGACAAACAATGGCTTGAGCTTGCCCTTGGCCATACGTTGGTAAACACCAGCCGGGCGATCGCCGCCAGTTGGTGTGCCAATAAATGCAGAATTTTTGCCTGTGCTTTTTAGTTGTTCTTGAATTTTACGAATAGTCGCAAGTGAGACATTGCCTGCAGCAGTAAGCCGGACGGCAGCAGGCACCAGGCGGCTGCCATTGGGTATAGATGATGACGCATCATTGAGAAACTTAAGCTCAAAAGGTTTTTGCCCACGCATGCCACCATGCACCAAGGTGCGGAGGTAACGAGCGCGACGTTGCTCGGCATAGACCTCAACCTCAAGGTTGCGCTTGTTGCTGCGATTCACAAGGAATGCGCGTTGGGTAAAAGGAACAGGATCCTTGAAATATTGACGTGTTGAGTTATTAAGCGCATTACGAATATCAAAGCCCGTATCGTTTAGCGCACGGCTAATAGCAAAGGGCAATTGCTTGGTCATCGCGTCAGTCCATGCGATGGCCTTTGGCAGCTCTGATTTGATGTCTAGGGTGATGGAAGCCATATGAGCATCCTAGAGGGGCCTGCAGGCCCCCGTAGGAGGGTCAGGTAAGCAGCAGCATGGTCAACACCGCCAGAAGGGCCAGGAGGAACGCTCTCTGCTCTCTGAGGTCTTTGATCTGCATGGCCTGCTGTTGGCTATGCGTCGTGGCTGTTGCCAGCAACGTGGCTTTGGTATCGCGAGCGCTGATGGCGCATGTCTCAGGCATCGGTTGCGTGATGGAATCAGCCAAGGCGCGATAAAGCACAGCGGACCATGCGGGGGTGTTTTTCATTTGTTTAGGTGCGATGGGTTGCAAGGGTGGGAACCCTTTGCTCACCCATCATAGGTCATTGGCGTGGGCTGTCAATAAAAAACCCCAGCACCGTTGCAGCGGATGCCGGGGCGTAAGTCCCAATCGCTCCTCAACTGTAGCACCAGGTGGTAGGCGGTAGCCGGGGGATCTTTCCTACCTACCTACCTACCTACCTACCGCCTAACACTGGTCCGTTTATCCCCCCCTCTCCCCTTTTATACAAAGTTATAGAAATAGGTAGGTAGGTAGGAAGTAGGAAGAACGCAGTGGTGAACTGGGAAGTGCCTTTCCTACCTACCCTTTTCTTTCCTACCTCGCCTTGGTGTAGACCCATTTGAGGGCTCCATCGAGCTGTTTTCGGTGCCGTTCGTATCCCATGTCTCTCAAAATAGACGCAACTTGCATCTGGTCTGAGCGGGTTTGGCGCTCGATCGGTTTACAGATCGCCTCGCTTAAAAGCACCTGGCTGGTGATCGTGCGCCCTTGGTTTCGTGGCTGCTGGAGCCACGACGCAATTGGTTCAATCCAAGGCGACTCGATCAGGTAGTTTTCGTTCTCTCGATCGATGGTCGCCGCCTCCTGCTGGGACAGGTGGCTGGTGGCGCCATTGCGTACAGCTAAGACTGCTGCCGCCCATATGGCGTCCCGCTCCGCTGTGAGCGTCGTGATGTCGATCATGGGGCCATCAACTGCAACTGGAATGATCCAGAAGCGGCGGTTGCCGGTGTCATCAGCGAGGAAACCAGCTTCCCGGTTGGTGGAACCAACGATGATCGAACGACGCGGAAAATCCTCGGTAGTGCGGGCATATGGCATGCGAAAGGTGTCCACCTGCTGGGACAGGAAGCTCTTGACTTGGCCGGCATGGCGACGACCCGTTACATGATCAAGTTCGGCCCACTCCATGATCCAACTGCGGTGCAGGATCATCAGGTCGTCCTTGGAAGTGATGTCACGCAAGGCATCACTGAACCAAAGGCCGCCTAATACGCGCCAAAACCAAGACTTACCAATGCCTTGAGCACCCATTAGTACGCAGGCGGAATCATGCTTACAGCCGGGGTGATAGATGCGCCTTACGGCGGCGATCAATGTGGCCCTTACCATTGCGTCGTATAAGGTGCCAGGCTTGTCGGCGGTTCTTAAGTATTTAGTTGCCAGATGGTCAATGTTTGCTGGCGGCACCTGTAATGCAACAGAATCAAGCCATTGCTTAACTGGATCATGCGGGTTTTCTGTTGCTACTTTAATTAAACAATCAGACGCAAGTTCTTTCGATACTTTGACGCCCTGCTCTGCAAGTCGTAGATAATAAAGGTCTATTTTGTCAATTGGCTTCCACATCAATGGATCGCCCTCTAGCTGCTCTATCTGCTGCGTAAAGATATTCCAGCGTAGGGTGTGGCCATGTTCTAAACGCAATAAACGCAGTAAATCATGCGCTTCAAATTTTGGTTGCCGGCCATTGTCGGCAGGTTTAGGTAATTGAGTTGGCTGTTGCTTGCCTAGTGTGATGGGCGCTGGTGTTGCTAGGTGGTGAAGAGTGCCAAGGCCAACGCCACCTGATGGTGAGAATGATTTCCATTTTGCTTCGCAGATGCCGGCTTCAAATTTGCCAGAGGTAGCTGACCATCCCACCCAATCTTGAAAAAGGGAGTCATCAGTCGCATGTAGGGCCATGCCAACCCGTAGCCAATCGTCGTAGCTATCGGCGTAGGAAGTGGAAATGCGCGATAGATAATCACGGGCGCGTTGTGCGTCTTGGAATGGATCGGGCAACCGCAATAGCGGCATTGGATCGGGTTGTTTTAACATTTGCTGAAGCAACTCTGTTGGTGCTTCCGCAATTGGCAGTGATGATGGATCGCGATTTGGTATCCAGCGATAGGCACCGGTTGTTGGATGAGCGCCTATAACTACTGATTGACAACCGGACCAACGCAGTTCAAGCTGTTCATTTTCAATGCTGGATTTGATCTTGGTTGTTTTGATCTGATCCCAAAATGGTTTGGGAACCTGGTAGATGATTTGTAGGCGAGCGTCGCGGCCTGAAGTTACGGCCCAAGATTTAGGCAGCGAGCTTAATGGCGCGTCGATCTTGTCTAAAACTTCAGATGCCCCTGGGCCGTCGTGATCAACAAATAGCAACCCTTGGGATTGGGGGCCAGCTATAACACCAACAGCATGGGCGCGACCTGAATTTAGCTCTGCTGCTACCTGCGATTTGGTGAGCGGATTTTTTTGCCATGCGGGCTGGTAGGGCCGCTTTTTGTCATCAACTGCAACAAACCCCCAATGGTCTGGTAGTTGCTGGAGCTGATCAAGGAGGGTCGTCATCGCTGAAAATCTTGAGGGCGTCGGGGACAGAGCGAGCAATGCCGGCGATACCACCAGCGGAGCTGACTGCGGCATGCCACGCATGTTGCGAGGGTGATATGCGACCGGTTGGCGTTTTAACCTCGATTGAGGTAAAGACCGCCACCTGCTGGCCGACCATATCGGGCGTGATGGTGACAGTACGCCAGCCGATTAAGTCAGCGCTGCCTTTGCACAGGCCAAATTGGACGGGGCGTCCGTGCTGGTCCTTAAGCGTACCGGTGTTGTTGCGAAATAACCGTAGGTCTGGCCTGGTGCCTATGGCAAGGCGAATATTTTGCTGGATTGTTTGTTCAGATGACAAGCAAGAACTGGCCGTTGCGATCAAGCTTAGGCGCACCGTATGGGCGGCCTATGGCTTTGCTTATGTATTTGCAAGCATATTCGGTTAATTTTTCAGGATGTTTACATTTTTCATATGCAAATTCGCCATGCAATTCTTCGGCGGCAGCCCAGTAAACGTTGCTGGCTTCTTCTATCGTGCCGTAAAAGCCAAGATGATATTTTTTTTTATTTTTTTTAATACAAGCTACAAATTTACCTTCTACATAATATACTCCTTTAACGCCTAATTTGTTATTTTTTTGTGGACCAGCGTAAGCTTTGTTTGGCCCGCGATTTGCAAGCCTTAAATTTACAATTTTATTGTTAGATTTGTTTTGATCTATATGATCAATTTCCATATTACCTGGATCTTGGTTGTAATATAACGCCCATGCCAATCGATGAGCTTTATAAAAACGGTAATTAATCATTATTTTAATGTAACCATTATCTGTACAACCAGCAACACTATCAACCCTAACTCCTGGACGAGCAATCTTCCACCTAAACAACCCAGTATCAGCTTCATAATAAAGCAATTCTTTAAGCTTTTCAATTGGCGGCAATGGCTTGATGGTTTTCATGACGAAAGGGGAAAACGGGATTGGTAAACCTTGTAAGCCCAACCGCGGCTGTAACCGCGTTGATCCGCAATGGCAAGTAGTTGGTCAAGGGTGCGGGCTTGGCCAACCTGACGACGATCACGGGCGCGGGCGCGTTCCAGGGCGTCACGAGTGAGTTCCTGTAGTTCGCCCTCCTGCTGCTGAATTTCACGGGGTGAAGGCAGCGCAGGGGTGCCGCAGACCGGGCATTGAGGTGCGGGTTTGAAGGCTGCAAAGCAGATAGTACACGTCCTAACTGCAGGCGCCACCTCCTTTGTCTTAGATGGCCGGCCCTGTAACGACCAGTCACGACAATCGTCAGGAAATCCATGCCGGTGAACGTTGCCGACGTGATCAAGGATCACTGCTTCCCGCTTGCCGGGTGATGGCCGCAGAACACGGCCCACCTGTTGAAGGAATAAGCCTTCGGATTGGGTTGGTCGCAGGAGGACTGCCACCTCGGCCGCGGGGCAGTCAAATCCCTCGCTTACAACGTCAACGGTTACCAGCACCTGCAGTTTGCCATTGGCTAGTGCGTTGATCGCACGATCACGCTCGGCTGGCACTGTGGAACCCAGCAACGTGGTTGCGGTGATGTTGGCGGCCTTAAATTGCTCGACGACATGATTGGCATGGGCGACGGTGCAGCAGAACACGACAGCGCTCTTGCCGCGGGCGTAATGCAGATAATGCTTGATGGCATCACCCGTTACTGATGCGCGATCCATGCGAGCGGCTGCACCCTCGATGGTGTAGTCACCAGCGCGAGATTTTAGGCCCGATAGGTCGGCTGCCATTGGCGGCGCATAAATCCGCGACGGACAAAGAAAACCATCGGCGGTAAGGTCAGCTACTGACGGGCCTAGAACCAGGTGATCAAATGTTTCGCTGAGGCCGCGACCATCAAGCCGAATTGGGGTAGCGGTAACACCTAAACGTGAGGCATCTGGCCAGTGAGCAAGGATCTTGCCCCAGGCGCTACCGGTGGTGGCGTGATGCGCTTCGTCGATGATGATGAGATCCGGCTGGATTGCGGTATCAAGGCGCCGGATGAGCGTTTGCACGGATGCAATTTGAATTGGTGCATCTGCACGATCGACGCCGGCAGCGATGATGCCATGGGGCACCTGCAGGGCCGTGAGCTTGGCTGAGGTCTGATGGATCAACTCGCGGCGATGGACAAGGATTAACACGCGAGCGCCACGGGTAAGCGCTTGGTGAGTGATGGCGGCCAGGATAATGGTTTTACCGCCGCCGGTGGGCAGCACCAGCAGCGGCGCCCTAGCGCCTGAACGAAAGGCAATGCGTAAATTACTGACCGCTTGATGCTGATAATGCCGAAGAATCATGGATGCGATTGGGTGCGATCTGAGTGTAACGGTATTGACTGGATGCTGTCCAGTGTGTATTGTGTGTGGGTACCCAGCGCACTCCAATGGAAAACGCGGATTACCACCGCCACAAGGCGGTCAGCAAAAGCCACCTAGATCAAATCGCCAAATCACCGCTGCATTATTGGGGCAAATACCTCGATCCCAACCGCAAGCCATTTGAGGAGACTGCTGCAATGGCGCTTGGCACTGCTGTTCACACGGCGGTACTTGAGCCTGATGAGCTGCAAAACAGGTACGCACTAGCGCCTGATGTAGACCGTCGCAGTAAAGCCGGCAAGGAGGAATGGGCCGCTGCCGCTAATGGCGGACGCAAGTTGCTCAAATGGGATGAGTTTGATCAGGTCAACGCCATGGCCACCAGCGTTAGGAACCATCCTGCTGCTGCGTTTTTGTTGTCACAGCCGGGCAAGGCCGAAACCTCATGGATGTGGAACGATGACGTGACCGGCGCTGAGTGCAAATGCAGACCCGACTGGTTGACCAATGACCACCGGCTGTTGGTGGACCTTAAAACCACCAAGGATGCAAGCTTGCGCGAATTTAAGCGTTCGATTGCAAATTTTAGGTATTTCGTGCAGGCCGGCTGGTATCTGCACGGCATTGAAAAAGCTGGCAGCCAACGACCTGAGCAATTTATTTTTGTTTGCGTCGAATCCAGCGCACCATACGCTTGTGCGGTTTATGCAGCTGATGCCGAAATGATCAAGGTTGGCTGGGATACAGCCCGTAGCGATTTGGACAAGTTAGTTGAATGCCGCAAAACTAACCAATGGCCTGGCTACAGCACACAAATTGAACCCATTGGTCTCCCCGGCTGGATGATTCTTGGCCAACAACAAAACGTTCTCCCTGACATTGAGTTGTACTAATGACAGATTCCACAGCACTTGCCACTACTAGCACCGGATCGGTGTTTAGCGGCTTGCAAGCATTTGAAAATGCACAACGGATTGCTAAGGCTTTGGCCAGCAGCACGTTGATCCCAATTCAGTTTCAAGGCCAAAACGGTTTTGCTAATTGCCTGGTGGCATTGGAAATTGCCAACCGAATGCGGATGAGCCCTTTTCAGGTTATGCAGAATTTGCATATTATCCATGGCCGCCCCAGCTGGAGTAGCCAGTTTATTATTGCGTTGATCAATGGTTGCGGGCGTTTCAAGCCGTTGCAATATGAGCTAAGCGGCAGCGGTGATTCATTGGCTTGCCATTGCGTGGCTGTTGACATTGAAACCAATACGCCGCTGGTGGGGCCAAAGATCACAATGGCCATGGCCAAGAAGGAAGGCTGGGCTACCAAGACCGGATCCAAGTGGATCACAATGCCTGATCTTATGATCAGGTATCGAGCGGCATCATTTTGGGGCCGGCTTTATATCCCTGATTTGTTGGTTGGCATCCAAAGTGAAGAGGAAGTGATTGATGTTGAACCGGTTGCAGTAAAAGCAACTGAAACGCTGGAAGATCTAAACCAGCAGATTGTTGTAAAGGAGGTGCCAAAGGTTGACGATATCTTCTGATTTTTTTACGCCAAAGGAATTGGCCGAACGTTGGCGCGGGGTTGTTAAACCACAAACGCTGGCGTTATGGCGCAGAATCGACACTGGCCCCAAGTTCATTAAGGTCGGCAACCGGATTTTATATCCGTTGGCCGAGGTTACAGCTTACGAAAATTCTTCTTTGCAATCTTGATTATGACTTTCAAGGCTAACGGCGCATTGTTTAAGCAAGGACCCGCTGAATTGCAAAAGCGGATGGGCGACCGCTATGACGCAAGCAAAAATTACCCCGAATATGACGGGGTGCTGAGCATTGCTGCGGATCAGGTTGAGCTACTGGTGCATTACCTGATGAACGCGGTGCCATCAGGCGACCGGCAGGAGGTGCCCGTTCGTATTAGCGGATGGCGCAAAACTGCCAACAGCGGTGTCCAGTATTTGAGTTTGCAGTTCCAGCCGGACCTAAAGGTGCTGCGCCAGATCCAGGATGCGTCAGTTTCAACCCAACAGGCGGCGCAGTCGCTGGCCCAAGCTACGGGCGGGGTTGTAGTTAGCGGTGATCTGTTCTAGTTCTAGGCGCGAGATCTCACCGATCGCCTGCCGTAGGAGCTTTTCCTGATAACGGGACTGTTTCCATACGCTGGCGGCTAGGGCCCGCACTTGCTGATCGTCTTGGGCGTTTAGCAGGCTGCGGGCTTCTAGCTCTAGCTGGAGCAGCTGTTCTGGGGTGAATTCGACGATCATCCATTGACCAAATGCCATGAGAAAAGCGGTGCATTGCGTGTATAGGGTATTGCCCCCTGGCGCCATTGCTGCTATTGTTCAAGGGTCCAAGGCACTTAAGCCCATGCCCTCTCGCATCATTTGTTTTTTGCTTCCGGCCTTTATGGCTTTTGCCATTGTTTCAAGCTTTGGCACCCAATCCAACACCAACCCAGTTCCCGTCGCTTATCATGACTAATCGTTTTTACTTTCGGATACCAGAAGCCAACATTTACGAATGCATTTGCGCTGTAAGTTTTACTGAAGCCAAAGCGCAAGCATTTAAAGATTGGGCACCATTCTGGAACAAAATCGAATGGCTTACACCAACAACACACGCTGAGGTTAAATTGCCGTGAGTAACCCCTCATGGCGCCAACTGGCAGCCATCCCAGAATCCAAACTCAAAGCGCAAATTCTAAACGCTTGTGACATTGAGCCCGAGGTTGCTGGCGTGTGCCATATATTCCATGCAGGGGATATTCAGATCTACGCCAGCGATCCGCCAACCAGCAAAGACAAGATTTGGTTTACGTTGTACCCAGCACCCGACACTCGGTGTTTTAATTCTCCGCGTGAATTATTAAAAGCCATTAAATGGCCGCCTGGCACACCAACTGGTGATGCTTTGCGTAAATGGCTAAATCATTATGGATGGAAACCAGCCAAATGAAACCAACATGCCCTAAATGCGGCGGTCGAATCCGAATGCTTAACACAGAACCCAACCGCGAGGGCTCTAGGTCTAGGCGCTATGGTTGCCAAGATTGTGGCCATAGATTTAGCACCATTGAGGTGCCGCTTGATTGGGTAGAAGAACTGCGCGATTTACGTCAATTGCGCTCGCAATTGCGTGGCCTTGTTGGCGGCAGTAAGGTCGCCCCAGTAGTTTCCTGTGATCAATGCGTTCATTGGTATAGAGACAGTTGCGGCCTTAGCATTCCTGAAGCTGGCGCAACATTTGCAACTGATTGTTCTTCTTTTGATCATGCCTGATTTTTCTTCTTTTTTATTTCAAAACGACGAACCAGTTTGCCCTAATCTGGGCGAAGGCATTAGTCGGCCGCGGCCACAAGATCAAGTTAAGCCTTACCGAATATTGGTAAAGATACCTGGATCATTGCCAATGAAAACAACACTCAACGCACCATCACCTAGCGAGGCTTTACGTTATGCAAGCAACAGATGGCCAACAGCAGCATGGGAATTGCTCGATGACTAACACAACATTAAGCAGGATCCAGCGGATTTTGACCGATAGCGGCTTGTTTAAGGCTGGCCAGCAAGAGGAGCGCCGTAGGATTCAGTATTTAATCGATGCCAGAATTGACGAGCTTAGCCATGCTGGCCGTTATGGCTCCAGCAGGTGCATTGAGCTGTTGCAGCTGCGGCAGGCAATAGAACCATGACGACTTGGGGCATTGATTCCGATTGTATGTTTTCAATGCCCGTATTCCGCCCATGGTGGATGGATGGCGTTAAACTCATGCACGGCCCACTTTTTTTAAATCCAACCAGCGCCGAAGATTATGGTAAATGCATGGCAACTGCAGCAGAGACGCGCCGATCTGATCGATCAACTTTATGATCGCAGCGGTCGCACCAATGGGTTATATACAGGACTGTGGCAAGAGTTTGCGGCTGATGTAGCTGTCAATGCAAGGGATACACAATATGATGATGTAATTCATGATATTGCAATTGCAATTGGCGCCACTGAAACAATTGATTTAGCAGTTGAAGCTGCGGCTGCATTAGAAGTTATTCGTTTGCATTTACTTGGGAAATGGATTTAATCGCTAAGCCCTTGCGGGTTTTGGTTGCCTGCGAATACAGTGCCCGCGTCCGCGACGCATTTCGACGCCAAGGACACGATGCGTGGAGTTGCGATTTGCTGGAGTGTGAAGCTGATCCGCAATGGCATTTACAGCAACCGGTTGAAAATGTATTAGCCGATGGCTGGGATCTAATGGTGGCGCATCCGCCATGTACGCATTTGGCAGTGTCTGGGGCTAGATGGTTTAAAAATAAACAAATAGAACAAGAAGCGGCTTTAAATTTTGTCAACATGTTGTTAAATGCACCAGTGCCAAAAATTGCTTTAGAAAATCCAATATCAATTATTTCAAGCCATGTACGTAAACCTGATCAAATTATTCAACCATGGTGGTTTGGTCACGGCGAAACCAAGGCGACGTGCTTGTGGCTTAAGAATTTGCCATGCTTAAAGCCGACGCAAGTGGTCGAAGGTCGAGATGCCAAGGTCCATCGGATGTCACCTGGGCCCAATAGATGGAAAGAACGCAGCCGCACTTACACTGGCATTGCCGAGGCCATGGCTGCCCAATGGATTTAATTAACGACCCACCTCACTACCGGCAAGGGAAAATTGAATGCATTGATGCAATTAAGTCGGCATTAACGCCGGAAGAATTTGCAGGGTTCTGCAAGGGCAATGCGTTTAAATACCTATGGCGCGAAAAGCATAAGGGCGGCCTTGAGTCGCTTGGCAAGGCGGCATGGTACCTAGACCAATTGCAGCCTTAACCTGTGCAAGCCAAACTAAGGCGGTCGTAATTTTCCCATGATCGCACTACACGGTGGCCGCTTGCTGCTGGAACGCTATGAGCTGACCAGCAATTGGCAATGTCGAATAAGACTAGGCCCAAATAAAGCGCAACAGATGCGACAGGATTTGGAAACGATGAGCTTACGCTTGGCCGTCATCAAAGCTCAAAGCGTTTACCATAAGTTTCGCACTGGCAAACCAGACGACGACAAAAGGAAATGCTGGGAATGCATCCATTGGTTACCAAGCGCAAACAACTGCGATCTCGGTTTTCCCGAGGCTTGTCATACTAGTGGAAGATTTGCACGCAGATGTGAACTGTTCCATTTCCATTCTGACCCGGTACGAGGTGACTAATGATTGCTACGTTGAGCAGTTAGAAAATGAACGCGGTGAAATGTACTACAGAGCCTGCCGCAACGGTGTGTGCAGGTATTGCGAAGATTTATGGATGGCGCAAATGTACGCCGAATCTATGTCAGATCGCGGGTAATCCAGTCATGTAGTCGGATTTCACGGGTCAGACAATAAAATGTCTGGCTGCGATA